CTTCGGTTTTACAGACTGGAGAGGTGTATACGGATCTGAAGGCGTAGCATAATAAGTAATTGATACTAGGCGTAGCAATACGCCTAGTGTTTTTAAGTTAACCCAAAAGACTGCGAAAGCAGACTACTAAGGAGGTAGACATATGGGAACAACAACATTTTCTGGCCCAATTAAAGCTGGAATAATTAAAGAAACAACTGGAACTACTTTAGGTTCAGATGTAAAAAACACAGGTCAAGTTGTAATGTCACAAACAGAAGCTGTTGATCAAACAGCAGTTACTAGCACAACAAATATAATAATTCCTGCAAATAGCCAATTGGTTTCTGCAGCATTAAGTGTAAGTGTTGTATATAATGGAGCAGCAACTACAACTGGCTTAGGCTATGTTGGTGATGCGACTGCATTTACAGCAGCTGCTGGAATAGCTGGAGCTACTTTAGGTATTATTGATATTACGGCTGGAGCTAACAAAGCAAGAGTTGATGCATGGGCAGACGTTGGTTCAACAGATAGAAGATTACTTTTAACTCAAGCAAACACTGGAACAGGTGTTGGTTGGTTAACAGTTACTTATATTCAAAATAATAACGTAGGTTAATAATTAATTAGAGGGCCTTCGGGCCCTCCTTTAAAATATGGAATTTAATTTAGATTTTTTAAAAAACACTGGGGAAGCATTAAAAAACCTTGGAAAAGAAAAAGAAGTAAATACAGATGAAAGAACATCTGTTGAAAAGTATGATGACTTTTTAAAAACTACTGAAGTTATGGAAGCTGGTCAAACGGCTGATCAAAAAGCTGTAGAATCAATAGATGATACTTCAAAAACAGAAACAGTTAAAGAAGTTTTAGGTAAAGAAGAAAAAGAAAAATCAGAAACAAAAGAAGATAGTTTAGAAAAAAAATTAGCTAATATAGAAAAAGTAATAGATACTTTTAGCGGCGGTACAAAAGTTGTTGGTAATTCAGGCGGAATGCCTAGTAGTGATATAACATCTAATATTAACCAAAAACCTTTAGATATGGGTAATGTTCAAGCTAAGTCTGCTCAACAAGAGTATTTAAAACCAAATACTGTACCTGAAGATAGAATTGCTTTACTATACGAAGACTTAAAAAAATATAATTTAATTTAGGAGAAATTATGGCAGGATCAGACATAAATGTTGTAAGTAAAAATAAAGCAGCATTATCTAATACATCTTCAAATGTAGCCACTACAGTTACTTTATTTGCAGGACCAATGAGACTAAAAGGTTTTATAGTAGAGCCTTCGACTGTTGCTGGTGTTCTTACTTGGAAAGATGGTGGAACAGATGTATTTGAAATTGAAACAGGTAATGTATCTGTAGGTGCTTCAACAGTATCTATGAATTTACCAGAAGATGGTATAAAATTTAAAACAAGTATACAAGTTTCATCAAGTTTAGCAGGTGCTAATGTAGCAACTATAAATGGTGTAACAGCATTTTTTGCATAATGGGAAATTATGGCTTTATCTGGAACTTCAACATATAACCTTACCGTTAATGATGTAATACAAGAAGCATATGACAGAATAGGAGGTGATCCTATTTTAGGTTATGATGTAAGATCAGCTAGACGTAGTATGAATATTATGTTTAGTGATTGGGCAAACAGAGGTTACAATCAATGGACTGTAGAATATAAAACTTTAGCTATTACTACAGGAACTATCGAATATACTTTAGACTACGATACTGTTGATATTATAAATGCAAATATTCAAATAGCTAATGGAACTGAATATGCCATGACAGCTTTAGGTCTTGGTGATTATGCAGTTATTGCAAATAAAACTACTGCAGCTAGACCTACTCAATATTATTTACAAAGATTAGCTACTCCAGTACTTAAAATTTATCCTGCTCCTGATCAAAACTATACTCTTACTTATTATCGTATGAGAAAAATAGAAGATATTACTGCTTCTACTGTAAATGGTGTAGAACAAAATATAGATGTACCTTTCAGAGCTTTTGAATGTATGTGTGCAGGACTTGCTTATTATCTTTCTAAAAAAAGACCAGGTATTGTTGCAGCAACTCAACAAATTTTAAAAGTAGATTACGAAGAAGCTTATCAAAGATTAATAGCTGGTGATGATACTCCATCTACAAGAATTGTACCAGCAACTGGAAATAGTTTTTATTCCTAATGGCTCAAATTCCTTCAAGCAGTAGACCTCACAGAGCTGCATCACAAAAATTTGCTGGTGGAAAATATGCAAAAGCTATTTCTGATAGATCAGGATTAAGTTTTCCTTACAATGAAATGAGATTTGAATGGACAGGAATGTTTGTTCATACTTCAGAGTGGGAACCTAAACAACCACAATTAGATTTAACTTATTTTACAGATGCACAAACTTTACAAAATGCTAGACCACAAGCTAACATATCTGCTACTCAAGCAGCAAGAACTGGTGGTGGAATAGCTGGTTCTAATACAGGTGGTGTTCCTAATCAAGTAACTGCTATACCAGGTTTTGAAAATACGTCTGGTCAATCTGTATATGTAGGAGTTGCAACTATTCCTGTTACTTGGTATACAACTAACACAAATTTGTTACAAATAGGTTTAGGAAGTGTTACTGTTGTAACATGATAGAAAATAAAAAATTAAGTGTTATGATCGCAACACCTTGTTATGGCGGTTTACTTTCAGAAGGATATCTACACGGAGTAATGAGTGTAACTCAAACTGCAGCTAAAGAAAAATTTAAAGTTCATTTAAATACAATGGGAAATGAAAGTTTAATTACTAGAGCTAGAAATACTTTAGTAAGTCAATTTTTAGATATGGATGATAAAGATCCAGATGATTTTACACATATGATGTTTATTGATGCAGATATTGGATTTAATGGAGAAGCTGTAGCTAAAGTATTACAATCTGGTCATGATATAGCTTGTGGAGTATATCCAAGAAAATCTATTGATTGGAAAGCTATACCTGATTTATTAAAAAAAAGTGATAAACATTTAGAACAAAGAGCTATGGGTTATAATTTAAATTTTGCTAAACCTGACGATATTAAAGTAGAAAGAGGTTTTGCTGAGGTATTAGATGCAGCTACTGGTTTTATGTGTATTAAAAAAGAAGTTTTCCGTAAAATGATAGAAGCTTATCCTAATCTTAAATATACAAGTGATCAAATTATTAATAATGAAAGGTATTCTAGTAAAAATTGTTACGCACTTTTTGACTGTATTATCGATGAAAAAAGTAATAGATATTTATCAGAGGATTATTCTTTTTGTAGATTATGGCAAAAAATAGGTGGTAAAATATATGCTGATCTTCAAAGTCCTTTAACTCATTTTGGAACATATCCATTTGCAGGACATGTTTGGAGTAAATTTATAGTTGACGAAAAAATTGAGGTAGATAAAACAAATGGCAATGACATACAGCAGTCTTCAAAATGACATACAAGTTTGGGCTGAAAATACAGGAACAGATTTTACTAATCAATTAGATACTTTTATTGATAATACTTTTTCTACTTTATCAAGAGATATAGACCCTATTGGATTTAATGAAAACGTAACTACTACAACTATAGCAGGTGATAGATTTGTAAATCTTCCTACCTCTATAGAACCTATGTTATTTAATTATTTAACTTTAACAGTTGGTTCTAATGTAAGTTATTTAGAATTAAAAACTTTAGCTTTTTGTCAAGAGTACTGGCCTGATATATCATTACAAGGACAACCTAAATATTTTGCTAACTTTGATGATGATAGAGTATATTTGGCACCTACTCCTGATCAAAATTATACTTTAAAATTAGGATATCAAGGAAAAATTAATCCATTATCTAATACTAATACTACTAATTGGTACACTGAAAATATTCCAGATGTTTTATTATTTGGTTGTTTAGTTGAAGCAAATCTCTTTACAAAGAACATGGAAGATTATAAGATATACCAAAATTTGTATAATACAAGAGTTACTACTGTTAACAATGAAGCTCGGAGAAGAAGAAGAACCGATTATAAGTTTCCTGGTAGTCCCCTTGGTACAAACACATTAACTGGAGGAAACTAAGAATGGCAATAACACAAGCAATAGCTACTGTATTCAAACAAGACTTAATGTCGCCGGGTGGAAACCTTGCAGCACTCACTCTGAAGTGTGCTTTGTACACGAATGCAGCAACTTTAAATGCAACAACAGCAGCATATGCAACAACAAATGAAATTTCAGATTCTGGTACTAATTATACCACAGGTGGAAACGCATTAACTAATGTAGCAATTTCAGTAGATGGAACTACTGCTATTTTTGATGCAGATAATGTTACATTTGCAAATGCAACAATTTCTGCTCAAGCGGCTTTATTATATAATGCAAATAATGCAAATTCGGCAATTGCAGTTTTAGATTTTGGAGGAATTAAAACTTCTACAAACGGAACTTTTGAATTACAATTTCCAACTGCTAACTCGACTGCTGGCTTAATCAGAATAGCATAAGGAGAAATTCCTTATGAGTGCTAGTGTAGGATATGGAAGACTTGGTTGGAATGTAGGTGCATGGAATTCATCACCAGATACTCTTGCTGTAATTAATTCTCAACTTATACAAAGTTCAATTAATTTTGGTCAAGGTTGGGGTAGAGAATCATGGAGTGAAGGTGCATGGAATAGTCCTATTGGATTAGTACTTGTAGGTACTGGTGCAATATTTTCTACTACTGGTCAACAAGCAACTATTTCTTTAGCTAATGTAACTACAACAGCTGATACTATAAATTCTATTACTGGTCAACAAGCAACAGGAACTATTGGAACTTATTCAATAGCAGCTGACGGAACTATGACTATTGTAGTTCCTGAATTTACAATAAATACTTCCTTAAGTACTATT